AACCCTTTCAGCGAAATTGTTTTTCGTGAACTGCAGATAGTCACCACCGACCGGCACGAGGAGTTTTGAATGTTTGAATTTTTGAACCGTACCAAGCCAGACACGGCCCCTGTTGAGGCGAAAGCCTCGGCCACGGGCCGTGTGATGGCGATGTCTGGTGCCGGTCGCGTTGCCTGGTCTCCGCGCGATATTGTATCGCTGACGCGCGCTGGGTTTTCGGGCAACCCGATTGGGTTTCGTGCAGTGAAGTTGATTGCTGAGGCGGCGGCGTCTTTGCCAACGCTTTTGCAGGATAATGCTCGACGTTATGAGACGCATCCGGTGCAGGCGCTTTTGGCGCGTCCAAATGCAGGGCAGGGCCGCGCTGAATTGCTGGAGGCATTGTTTGGCCAGCTGTTGTTGACGGGGAATGGGTATCTGGAGGCTGTGGCTGATGAGGCCTTGCCTGTTGAGATGCATGTTTTGCGCTCAGACCGCATGTCTGTTGTGCCGGGAGCGGATGGGTGGCCCGTTGGGTATGAGTACCTTGTGAACGGGCGTAAGCATCGGTTTGCAGTGGCAGATGGGGTGAGCCCGATCTGCCATATCAAGAGCTTTCATCCACAAGATGACCACTATGGTTTCTCTGCATTGCAGGCGGCGGCATCGGCCATTGATGTCCACAATTCCGCCTCGCGTTGGTCAAAAGCTTTACTGGATAACGCGGCCCGTCCGTCTGGTGCGATTGTGTATCGTGGGGCGGATGGCCAATCTTCATTGAGCAATGATCAATATGACCGGTTGCTGGGCGAGATGGAGACGCAGCATCAAGGGGCCAAGAATGCGGGTCGTCCGATGTTGCTGGAAGGCGGGCTTGATTGGAAACCGATGGGGTTCTCACCATCGGACATGGAGTTTCAGAAAACCAAAGAAGCCGCCGCGCGCGAGATTGCGATTGCCTTTGGTGTACCACCGATGTTGTTGGGTATTCCGGGGGATGCCACTTATGCCAATTATCAAGAGGCGAACCGTGCGTTTTACCGTTTGACGGTGCTGCCGCTGGCGACGCGGGTGATGAGCGCGATTGCTGTTTGGTTGTCGGACTACGCCGGTGAGGACGTGATGCTGCGCCCTGATCTGGATCAGATTTCGGCGTTGTCGGCGGAACGTGATGCCCAGTGGCGTCGGGTGAGTGATGCTGCGTTTTTGACGGATGCAGAAAAGCGTAACCTGTTGGGTCTGCCAGCGCTGGAGGTTGGCGATGGAGCCTAAGGTTGTTGAAATGGACGGCAAGCCGCGCCGCGAAGGACCGCCACCGGTGTCTGATTTCTGGATTGCGCAGGTTGATGTCCGGTTGGGCCGGATCGAGTTCATGGTGACGCGGCTGGAATGGCAGATTTGGCTGATCGTTTGTGGCTGTGCCGGATTATTGGTTTTTGAGATTGTGAAAGCGCTGAGTGGAGCACCGTTATGAATTTGGAACATAAGTTTTGTGCGCTTGGCACTGAAGTCACGGTAACGGATGGCACGGTTATTAGCGGCTATGCGTCGTTGTTCGGCAAGTCTGATCAGGGTGGCGACGTCGTTGAAAAAGGGGCCTATGGCGCGTCTCTCGCCAAGGGACGTGGTGTCAAGATGCTGTGGCAGCATGACCCTGCCCAGCCGATTGGTGTGTGGGACGAGGTGCGCGAGGATGCCAAGGGACTTTGGGTCAAAGGCCGCTTGCTGACTGACATAGCCAAGGGCCGCGAGGCTGCGTCATTGATCGCGGCCAAGGCGATTGACGGTTTGTCCATTGGCTATCGCACTGTGAAGGCCCGAAAGGACGACAAAGGTGGACGCCTTTTGTCAGAGCTGGAGCTTTGGGAGGTGTCTTTGGTCACGTTCCCGATGCTTCCTGATGCGCGTGTGGGGGCCAAGGGCGATGACCCTGCGGCGACCGCGATGCGCGAGATGGCTGCGGCATTCGAGAGTGCGCGCCAAATGATGGCGCGGGACTAAGCCCGCCCGAGCAACGATCAAAGGACTGATTAATGAGTAAGACTGAGAGCGATTCTCGGGCCGGGAAAGATGTGTCTCCCGCCCAATCCCTGAACGCGGCGATAGCCGGGTTCATGAGCGATTTCAAAGACTTTTCCCATGGCGTGAATGCCAAACTTCAAAAACAGGATGACCGGATGAACAAGCTGGACCGAAAGACAATGATGACTTCCCGCACGGCGCTGGCCCACGCGGCATCTGAGGATGCGCCACACCAGAAGGCCTTTGCTGCCTATCTGCGCTCTGGTGATGATGATGGTTTGCGTGGCCTTGAGATGGATGGCAAAGCAATGGGGACGGCAGTGGCCGCTGATGGTGGTTATCTGGTGGACCCGCAGACCGCAGATACGATCCAGAACACGCTGTCATCGACATCTTCCATCCGCTCTGTCGCGAGTGTCGTGAATGTGGATGCGACGTCTTATGACGTGCTGGTTGATCACTCGGAAATGGGTGCGGGCTGGGCGACAGAAGCGAGTGCTGTTACGGAGACGGATACGCCAAAGATCGAGCGCATTTCTATTCCGCTGCATGAATTGTCGGCCTTGCCTAAAGCATCACAGCGTCTGCTGGATGACTCTGCGTTTGACATTGAGGGTTGGCTAGCGGGTCGGATTGCGGACAAGTTTGCTCGTTCCGAGGCAATGGCATTCATCAGCGGCGACGGCGTGGACAAGCCCACAGGGATGCTGACGTACCCAACCGTTGATAACATCCTGTGGACTTGGGGCAACCTTGGCTACGTGCCAACGGAAACCGCTGGTGGGATCACCCGCGCTGATCCAATCATTGATCTGGTTTATTCGCTGGGTGCCGAGTACCGCGCCAATGCAACGTTCGTCATGAACTCCAAGACTGCCGGTCACGTCCGTAAGCTGAAGGACAATGACGGTCGTTTTGTCTGGGTGGATGGCCTTGCGATGGGTGAGCCTGCACGCTTGATGGGCTACCGCGTGCTGATTGCCGAGGACATGCCGGATATTGCCGACAATTCCATGTCGATCGCCTTTGGTGACTTCAATGCTGGCTACACCGTGGCCGAGCGTCCTGATTTGCGTGTTCTGCGTGACCCGTTCTCTGCCAAACCACATGTTCTGTTCTATGCCACCAAACGAGTTGGCGGTGCCGTAAGCGATTTCGCTGCGATCAAACTGCTGAAATTCGCGGCCAGCTAAGGTTGAGCCGTGAAGTGGGTGCTGCGTCTTTCACGCGGTGCCCAACCCCGGGCGCACATCAAGACAATCCTCGCATTGTCTAGCAGTTCCCTTCCGTCCGAGCAATGCGGGGGGTGGGTGCGTCCGGGATCTTTTTCCCTTTAGGGCACACGAGTTTTCGGAGTAATTCCATGATGTTAGTCGAAGAGACCACCGTGCCTAAATCGGCGCTTCCGGTTGCTGAATTCAAAGACCATTTGCACTTAGGGTCGGGGTTTTCCGACGATGGAGTTCAAGATGCGGTACTGGAAAATTATCTGCGCGCTGCCATTGCAGCGATCGAGGCGCGCACTGGCAAGATCCTGATAGAACGCGAGTTCAGCTGGACGTTGACTGCTTGGCGTGACGACTGCCGGCAGCCGCTGCCCGTTGCTCCGGTCAATGCGGTCAGCGATGTGACGTTGCTGGATATGCAGGGCCAAGAGACCGTAATGGATACGGATTGTTGGCATCTGGAACCGGATATGCAGCGCCCGAGTTTGCAGGCGGTGGGGGCGTGTTTGCCGCGGCTTTCTACGGGTGGGTCTGTGCGGATTGGTATGCTGGCGGGTTTTGGTCCCGAGTGGGCCGATTTGCCCGCTGACTTGGCACAAGCAGTGATGCTTTTGGGTGCTCATTACTATGAGTATCGCCATGATGTTTCACGCAGCACCCCTGCAATGCCAATTGGTGTGCTTGCGTTGATTGAACGCTACCGCACGGTCCGCTTGTTCATGGGTGGCCGCGTATGACCGCGCAGCAGTTGAACCGCTCACTGGTGCTGGAAGGTCCGGTAAAGCTGGCCGATGGTGCGGGTGGGTATACCCGTGATTGGGAGCCGCTGGGTGTGCTTTGGGCAGAGGTGAAGGCCGGGTTTGGCCGTGAGAAGGCAGAGACGGCTGCGACCCTGTCACGCGTGCCGTACCGGATCACTGTTCGGGCTGCCCCCCATGGCGCGCCTTCACGTTCCGTTGCAGGGCAGCGGTTTCGCGATGGGCCACGTGTGTTCGAGATTTACGCGGTGGCTGAGAAGGGCGTGCATGCGGCCTATCTGACCTGCCATGCGCAAGAGGAGGTGGCCCCATGAGCTATGGTGTAGCGGCTGCCCTGCAGCGCGCGGTGTTTTCACAGTTGAGCGCGGATACCGCTTTGGCGGCATTGGTGGGTGCGGATATCTATGATGCCTTGCCAACGGGCGCTTTGCCCCCGCT